TACCACTTTGATTTGAACTTAAATCTGCTTGTGTACCACTAAATCCATTTGCATTTGTTCTAATTAATGCACCACTTACTGCTGATTCAACAATTCTAAATGTTCCATTAGTAGAAATACTTGCTGGAGTATCATCACTAATTGGTATTGTAATAATACCTTCATTTGATGCTGTATTAAAATTATCTTTAACAATTACTGTATATTGATATTCATTTATTATATCTGAGTTAATATGTACTCCAGTTTTTCTTGTTACTACTCCAGCAGATGTCATTTGGAATGGATTTTCATGTGGGTCTGAAGCTTGTGATGTTCCTCCATAAGAACCACTACCAACATTTGCATTATCTAATTCTAATTTGTATAATGTAAAATCACTAAATGTTATTGTATCTGAATCAACATCTGCAGCTGATATTGAACCAACTGATGCACCATTTGAACTATTTTCACTTATAGATGAAAGAGATTGGTTATTAATCGTAGGATGTGCATTATCGGCAACACTTATACTAACTGGTAATGTTACAAATGAATCTGCATCTTGTCCTGCAATTTTGTGTTCATCAGAAGCGGTTAAACTAAAGTTATATGATGGATATGTTTCATAATCTAATGAACCAGTATTTGTTGATATATCAATATAAGTTGAAGATTTTACAATTGTAAAATGTGTTGAACCTCCAGCTGGTGAAATAGATGATGAATTAATTGTAATTGAATCACTTTCTGCATCAGTAAAGAATACTCTTTTTACTAATGTTGAATTTGTTGTATTTTCATTTAAACTTGAGGTAACATTTGTAATTACATTTCCACCAGTTGAACCTTCTCTAAATTTTGGAGCTTCATTTGGAGTAACTATAATGTGTATTGTTTTATTTGTAGTTCCACTAAATGTATCTGTAGCAGTTACTTCAAGTTCATGTGTGTGGATACTTCCACTTAATGTTGTATTATATGATGATGATGTTGCAGTTTCTGTTAGTGTTATAATTCCACCAGTTGAAACTTTTACTTTATCATCAGTATATGCAGATTGTGTAGTAAATGTTATTGATTGTCCTTCTGCATCTGTTGCAGATATTGTACCAACTGTTGAACCACTTGCCAAAAATTCTGCTATTGTAAATTGAGTAGATGATATTGTTGGTGCAGTGTTTGGAAAGAATACTGCCTCTACAAAATCAATTACAGAACCACTTGTTCCAAAGTTATTGTTATAAACACCACTTGGTAAATCTGTATTTGATACTGTTCTATTTCCATTGTATGCAATTGAAGATGATAATGAACCACTAACTACACCATCTGTATTTATTTTGGTTTTAATCGTTGTATCTATTGAAGCAGTAAAAGAATTTAAGGATGTAGTTGAATCAGAAGATGATATAAATCCTAAATCTGTTATTTGTTTTGAACTACTAACTGTTCCTGCAGGTGTTGCACTACTTTCTGATACGAATCCGAACGCCGTAATCTGAGCAGAACTACTAACTGTTCCTGCTGGTGAAGCATTTGAAGATGTAAATGTTTCAATTTGGTCTAATCTTAAATCAGCCGATTCAGTAAATGCATTTAATTTAATTACTGATGCATCAGCAGAACCCTCTAATACTGCAGTAAAGGTAATTCCTCCACTACCTGAGGTAACTGTAACATTTGTTCCACCAATAAAAGCAGGTTTATCTGTTAATTCATCATAATCAACTTGAGATGAACCACTAAATAATCCATGTGGTATTCCAGCGTGTTCTGCAATTTCTTCTGCAATACTTGAAGATATAGATTGACTAAAAAATGTGTATCCAGCAACACTTGGTAAGGAAACTTGTGCAGAACTTGTTATAAATCCACTACCACCGAAGGTTAGATTAGTTCCACTACCTTGAAATGATGAGGCTGATATTGAAGATGCACTTACATCTCCTTGTATGAACATAGAACCAGTTAAAGTAGATGAACCACTTACTAGAAACTCACCATTTATTACTGATGCGGTTACTACACCTGATATCTGTTTACTTGAAATTAATGTAGCCATATTATATGTTCACTATTTTTCCTCTAACTTCAAAATCACTAACTACTATTGAGCCAGGGTCTAAAGTTATTGTTTGATTAAATGTTATAACTATATTGTTACCACTTTCTACTATACTATAAGTATTACTAGGAACAAATGTACCTTGTAAATAAATATCTACATAATCATGGTCTTTATCAAGTTTTATTTCTTGATATACAAATTTTTTATTGTTTAAAGTTAAAGTAAAGAGTACACCATCAAGATTTAATGAATCTGGAGTGTGTCTGTATATGAAAAAATCATTAATAACATCGTTAATTAATGAGTTTGTTAGTGATTTGTTGCTGTGTGGTACAACAATATCAGGTTTTTTTCTACTTTTACTTAAAATCTTAGCCATCTATCTCAATATCTCCTTTAATAAACACTTCGTCACTTGAACCAAGTGTATAATCGAAGTTAGCCTTTTTAAATTTTATTAAGATATCTTTATTATCTTGTATAAAGATGTAGTCATTTTCTAAAATATACTGGCCATTTATAAATATATCAAATCTTGCGTGCTCGGGTCTAAATTTTCTTAATTGTAAATCTAAATCTTTAAATTTTGAATTAGATAGTTTAAATATATGGAATATTGGGTGCGAGCCATCGTGTTCTGATAGCTGAATAGAATCAGGTTCGTGTATTTGTTGAAGTAATTTTTTTAAATCCTTTATCATAGTTCAATAAATTTACCTGTTATACCAAATTCATCACTTCCAGTCAAGTGATAACCTAATTCTGTTGCTGTTGTTATTAAATCATCAGGATATGAACCTCCTTCTGATAAAGAACCTGTATTAAAGTTTACTAATAAACTACTACCACTAACTTCTGTACTCCATTTTGCAGATGGAACATTTACTCCATTTATATAGATTGTAAATCTTCGTGTATTATCAAATGAACTTACTAAAGATGGTGGAGTTTGAGGAACTTCAACATTTTTAACTTCAAATGTATCATCGTCTAGGTATGAACCAGAAGATGCACCTCTTAATGATAAGTAATTTAATATATCTGCATATTCATTAATCATTTTAGGTTTTGTATATGTAAGTTCTCCACCTGTCATATCAGTTTCTAAACCTATTACTATTTTTTTAGGGCCGAAAGATAAAATATTAGTTTCTTTCTTGTTAAATTGTTCAGGTAGAAGGTAAGCATTTGCAACCATATTAAAAGTAGTACGAACTATTCTCTCAGAACCTTGTCCTACTTCAGTTTGATTATCAAATGAATCAATTCTTACTCTAAACTTAAATTTATCCTTATCTCCCCAATAATCATCAGTAGCATATTGATATTGTTCAACAATTTTATTCATATGCTCTGTAAATGATGTCCATACCATTACTTCATATGTTATACTAACATAATCAGGTACTGTTATATTATAATTTTGTGTATTCGGTTGTACTCCATTCATTAAACTGAATTTATCGTACTTATTCTTTTTATTATATTTTTGATATGTTGGATACGATAAATATCTGTTAATAGAATTGGATGCAGCATCTCTCTCTATTGAGTTTCTTTTATACATTACGAGTGGTAACTGTAATCTTCCTCTAACATCTCTTAAAACACCATCTTTCCTTGCAGATTTCCATCTTTCTGGATTACCATATAGGACTGGTACTTTTATTTTTGTTCCATCTTCATCTAATTCAGGCAAAACCACATCTCTCATGTATTCCATGATTGCTAAATCAACATCATAGAGAGTTACTGAGAAATTTTCTTTTTTAGGTAAAGAAATATCTTCAGCTCTATTTTTTTGTTTATTACCTCCGAATGGTTCTTGTGTATTTTTTGATTCTCTCATTATACTGCCCTTTGTTCTATATTAAGTTGAGAACGTCTCATCATAAATGTTGAACAAGTTATTGAGAACTTAGAATCAGTTCTACCTGCCAACATATAATCTTCTCTTACATTATCGATTTCAAAATATCCATTATTGTGAAATATTACATCACCTATCTCAGGATATAATTCTTTTTCTTCTAAAGTATGTCTGTTAAATCTATATTCAACAGTTTGAGATTTATCAAATCCAAATCCTTCATAGTTTGCTTCCGAATCACTTCTTTCTATTAAACAATTTACAGAAACTCCTTGAATATATTGCTTACCTAATGATTCACCATACAAATTAGTTACACTTTCATGTATTGAAAGTTTAAATAACTGAATTGTGGTGGTAACTATATCTTCTACTAACTCTTCTGAAAAGTGTTTGAAAAGAGTTATATCATTTGGACCTGTAAACCTAGCCATAATTTATCCTATATAAATGTTAATTGGAACTTTTTCCATTAACTTCTGTTGGTTTTCAGCATTTTCAGCTTCTGTTTGATATCTAACTTTATTAGATACTTCTTCTAAATTTTCTCTTAATTGTTCTACTAAAGCATCTTTTTCTGTTTGTGCTTCTGCTCTTAATGCAGCTCCATCTAAAGAAACTTCTGAACCTGGTATTGGAACAGTAGAATATTTTTCTCTAACTGCACCTAGTAACTCTTTTGCCAATGCTAATGAATATTTTCTAATCCATTGTTTACCAACATCGTTTATTTGAGAGTAAGTCATAAAATCATATCCAATGTTTGAATAATCTGCAACTACTCCTGGTGTTACTACTGTTGAATTATTATCATACTCATCTTTTACGAGATATTCAAACCAAAGTTTATAAGATGAAGTTGGTCTTGGCCATATTTGTAATTTATTGTTTACTATATTAAATGTAAATGCTGATTTTCTTATTTGGTCATTAAATTCAATGTGTTGAAATCTCTGTAAATCTTCAAATATAGGCATCAACATAAATTGTGCTGCTGGTGAGAATGAACCGAATCCGAATTCATCAACTAAGTTAAGTGTTCCTTGTCCACTTACTGAATAAGGGTCAAAGAATCTATTAATTGATGGTGTACCTTCGTAAAATACTTTTGTTACATCTAATCTTTTGTTACTTTCACTAACATCTGCCCATAAAGATTGTAAATCGTATGATTGTGTATAAGGATTTGTTTCAACATATCCTTTTTTAATATCAGTTCTACCACCTACATTTGCATATGTACCATATGATTCTGATAATTTTATTGTGTGAGGTAGTGGTGAACCTGCAACTTGTTGATGTGTTAGATTTGAACCAGTAGGTTTACCTAATACAGACCCTAAGTTATTTCTTATGTTAAATTGATTTATTTGTGCACCATATTCTGATACTGCTTCTTCAAAACAAGCATAAAAATTTAAATCAAGTAATTCTACATCTATAATCGGATACCCCATCCTTCTAGCACACCAATTGGCTACTTTAGGGCCATCGGATTGGAATGTGGAATCATTATCATAGATACCAAATGGTGTTGAACCCGAAATATCGGTTGAAACCGAACCTGTCCAGTATGTTAATGTACTCATGTTTTTGTCTCTCCTTTATATAGTTTACCATCTATAAATATAAGACAATAAAAAAGGGGATGAAAAATCACCCCCTTTAATAAAAATAAGTATTAAACTAGATTATACATTCTGTATATCTTTGATTAAAACTTTACCATAGAATTCAGGTCTTACCATCTTCTTAGCATATCTCGTCATAACGCCACGTCTTGGTGTGAAGTTTTGAGGGTCATATACTAATGGAGTCATGATAAGTGGAACATATGGTGCATAAACAGCTCCAGTTTCTAAGAAGTTACTACCTTTGAAGCCCATAAGGATTTCGTTATTAGTTTGGTAAGGATTCTTATATACTGTATATCTGTTTGCAAGTGAACCAACAGTTGATACACCAGCTGCGAACTGTCCAGAATCTTTATCAGCATTCACAGAGAAAGCTGGGATAGATTCTAAGATAGTACATACATCTGGAGAAGCAACTACGAAGTTCGCTCCACCTCTAAGTGTTAATTGGTGAATCTTGTTAGAAACTTTGTTAAGTTTCGTACCAAGAGTCTGGAACCAAGTGTTCTTTTGGTATGCAAGTCCCGTAGAAGCTGCAGTCCAACCAGCACCATTCCATTCTTCACCGATGTTAACTGACCAGTACTCTTTAGTTAACGCATTGCTTCTTAATAAATCTAAGATTTCTAGGTCAATCTCTAATGAGATGTACTCAGATAACATAGAAGTTAATTCAGCTTCAGCATCAATTGAGTGATAAGCATTAAGGTCTTGAGCTAACTCAGGCGTCCAAACTGCTTTTAGTTTTCTAGTCTTAGCAACGATAGCCTCAGATTTCAACTCTAGGTCGATTTCTGGAATATCTAATGCAGTTCCTGAAGAACCAGATGTGTTTAAGATAGCATCTCTATCTTCAAAATCACCTCTATCTCCTGCAGAGTTAAGTTTAGAATAATTTACTTCAACATCTTGTACTTTTTCTGAACCAGAATAGAAGAATACATAATTAGCACCATCAACCTTGTTGAATGCACTAAGATTTTCATCTATAAATGAACCAGAGTTAGTTGTTAAAGTAAAACTTCTGATACCGTCGTTATCAGCAGAACTATCAATATCAGATTTTGCGATTGTTACTTTGAAAATGTTTCCAGCAGCAACAGAAGCAGTATATCTTCCATCATAGTTTAAGTCATCATATACAGAAGCAGATGCAACAGTTGCGTCAGCTTTTGCGATAAACTTGTTATTGTCAGGTTGTGTGTAACCAAATCTACCGTCTCCATAAAGACCGTTTTTAGCTACATTAGTAGAACCTAAATCTGAACCATCACCACCATAGATAGATGACCCAGAATAGTTAGCTCCACCGAACTGACCGTTGTTATATTTAAAGTCTAAATAAAATATTAGACCTGATGGTAAGTTCATCGGTTGAACAGAAACGAATTCCTTCGCACTTATTTCACCGAAGATACGTCTTACCAATGGTAAAGCTACACCACTCCACTCTTCGTTTCCACTTCCAGCGGATGTAGAGTTAGCTTCATCAAGCAATTGTTTTGCTTGGTTCTCTAAAAGAACAGCCATCTGATGACTGTCTCTTTCTTTTAAACCTTCAAGAAGTCCAGTGTTTTCCCATTTGCTCTTTAATCCTCTTGTTTCCTCGAGCATTACAGATTGTGGGTTCTTTCCTTCTGTTAGTTTAGATAAATCAAAATTTGCCATTTTTATTTCTCTCCTTATTGTTAATAAATTAAATTATGTTTGCTAACTTTTTAAATCTGTTAGCGATTTCATTTGTACTCTCTTCGATTATTTCTTTCTTTGGAGCAGTTGAAGCAGATGCCTTAGAAGCTATTCCTTCTGAGATTTTTTGCTTTTTACTGTTTCCATTGAATTTCAATGATTCTGCAAGTGTACTAAAAACCAATTTCACTTCTCTTACAGAGTTTGTTCTGTCAAGAGTTTCTACAACTTTAACCTTTTGGTCGTTGTTTAGATTGTAAGAACGGAATAATTTATTTGCGAATAAAAGTTTAGCATTTAAAAGATTTACCTCGTTGATAGTTTTCTTTAAAGATTTGATAGTAGAAATTGCTTCTGATAGTTCAGATTTTGTTTCTTCTAACTCTTTATTTTCTTCTTCATCGTGGTCACCTTCGTTTGCTGGTTCTTTTTCTCCGTATCCCATTTCTCTTAGAATTTCATCTAAGTCGATATCTTCATCATCTTCTGCTTCTTCTTCTACTCCAACTTCCTCATCTTTAGGAGCATCTTCACTTTCGTGTTCTTCTCCTTCTTCATGATGGTCATCTTCGTGAGAATCAACAGCATCTGCTGCGATATCTTCAACTTCACCTTCTTCTTCATCATCGAGTTCTTCTTCCATATCAGATTCTAACTCTTTAATGATAGCTTCCAGGTCTAGTTCTTCGTCTACTTCCTCATCTTCTTCGTGAGAATCTTCTTCGATTTCTTCTTCGTCCATATCTTCTTGTTCAGATTTGTAAGTTTCTTCAACTTCTTCTTCTTCTTCTTCAGATACTTCCTCAGATACTTCTTCTTCAGTTTCTTCTTCTTTTAAAGATGGTTCAGCGTTTTCACCATTCTCTGATACTTCTTCTGCGTCTTCTTCTTCTTTAGTTTCAGCAATATCAGATGAATCAGATGCATCTTTAGATGGTTTAGAGTTATCACTCTTACCAATATCAGATGAACCTACTTCTTCTGCTACTTCTTCTACTTGTTCTTCTACCTCATCTTCTTCTTCTTCATTCATTTCTGATTGAAGTTTCTTAGATAAGATTGATTGAAGTTTAGGAGCAAATGCTTCTTCTAATGCAATTTTAGCATTAGCGATTGCAGTTTCTCTCACAGCTTTAGCGTCAGCGATGGCTTCTTTTAGTAATTTAGAATTTGCCATATTAGCCTTTCGTTTTTTAGTCTGAAAATATTAGGGATTTCCAATGATGTTAGGTCGGTTGTTTGGTCACTACATATAAGGATGAGTATTCATTAACCAACTAAAAATAAAACACACAAGATGTGTGTGTTCTGTATATAAGTATTATAATATATTAAAAACCGCTATCTTTGACCTTTTTTCTTCTTTTTGGTTGTTAATCTAAGTCTAGTATTCCCATCTTCTATCTTATCTAGGATTACTTGTCTTTGATTAGCTCTGATAGCTTGTTGTTTTTGTTTTCTTCGGATAGTGGTGGGTTTTGTGTACTCTTGTCTTTTTCGTACTTCGAACAAGTGACCAGAATCACTTACTCTTCTTTTAAAAACTTTTAATGCCTTTTGAATATCTCCATTTCTAACTTTAATAGAGACCAATTTTATTTTATTACCCATTCTCCTTTATTTATGTAACTTGTTATTATTTTACTTTGATACTGTTTGATACAATATTTCTTCTGCATCAGGTATGAATTTATATTTTTGTGGATTGATATCAAATCCTCTAAGAGCTTTTGCTATAAATCTTTTATATTCACTTGTACCGATTCTTTTTTCATGTTCAGCCATTTTATCATAAAACTTTTTTTCTTTTTTATCATACTTGTAAATCGCTTGAACAGCTTTACTTTCTTTTGTTTTGGATTCGTTTACTGATTCGTTTACTTTTTGAAGATGTTTGTAAATTTTGTTTGCAAATGCAGGTGAAGTAATTTTAGCAATAAAGATAATTGTTTTTCTTTTATCTGCTTTAACACTTTTTCCACTTCCACTACCTTTCATATCAGGTGGTCTACCATCCATTGAATATCCGTAATCTAAAAAACTAATAAGTTCATTGTTACTATTGAAGGTAAGTTTATAAGCAGATATTCTTGAACTATAAGAAACTCTTATGGTTAGTTCAAAATTTCCTTCTCTATTCTTCTTATCAGAACCGATAACCATTCCAAATGTTTCACCAGTTTTGTTATTTCTACCTTTGATTGATGCCTCGTTTATTGATTCATTAAATCCATAAACATATCCACTTTTGTGTAAAGTGTTAACGAACTTTGCTAAATCTTTTTTGTTTCTGAAAATTTGAATATCAAAGAAATCACTACCATCTTTATGTTTATTTTTACCATCGTGATAGGAGATTGTATATTTTGCTTTACCAATACCATCTTTTTGGTAGTATCTTTTCTTACCTTCGTTTACTGATTCTCTCATGCTCTTAAGATACTTAAGTTCTTCTTTAGCACCTTTATGTTTAGCATATCTTTCTAAACCAAATGATAACATTATACCAATTGATATATGAAGTCTTGAGTTTTTTGCTTTTGGATACTTTCTACCATAAGGAGATGAGTTGAACCAATCTAACATAGCTTGTGCCATTTCCTTAGATACCTTGATTCCTTCTACATCTTTAGTATTACCTTTAACAACTTGTTCTAATCCTTTTTTAGCAGATATTTCGTTTATTGATTCATCAACACCTTTGATTTTCTTTTGGGTCATCATTACTTTGTACCCATCCTTTTTCATATCACCCATAAACTTTTGAGCCATCTTTTTATCAGCGTAGGCTGCAAATGCAGGTTTGATAGGTTTAGGTCCTTTTCCATATGCTACAACAAATGCTTCGTTTACTGATTCATCTTTCTTCTTTTTCCAAGAAGCCTTTGGATGGTCTGAGATTGATTCTTTCTTTTTACCCTTTTCTTCATATCCATTTGCGAATGCTGCTTTTCGTTGTGCATCACTTGCAAATCCTTCATAGATAGATTTAAGATACTTAATGAAGTCTTTATCATTACTCATCTTCTTAAAATCTCTATCCTTAAATACATTCTTTACGAAATCTCTAACATCTTTAGAATCTTGTCTGATTTGGTCTATTGTTGAGAACATTCCTTCGAATTGCATTGATTCTGCAAACCTCATTAGTTCTTTTACTTTCTTTTCCATAGCAGGTACTTTGAGTCCGTATGTGTTTGCCATCAACTCTTTCATGTATCCTGATTTCAAAAAGTTTTGTAATTCTTGTTTGGTGGCCACTGATGTTTTGAATTGATTTTTTGAAATCTTATCTAATTCTTGTGCAGAAATTTTACCTTTCATAAAGGCTGTCATTGCATCATCTTTGTAGTTGTACTTTGGCATTTTAAATTCTCCTTAACAGTTTTTCCAAGTTCCACCTTTGGATTTGTAGTTTTTTGCTGCCCATCCATTAGCATATGCGGAAGGATAAACATCAAATTTCTTTTTTGCAGCTGCTTTAGATGCTGCCCATTTACCGGCATCATTTGGACAACTTTTTTCCATTAATTTCGTTACTTTTTGACCAAACTCATATAATGCCATTTCTTGTTCATTCAATTCGTTTTCTTCTTTAATACGAGTTGTAATCGTTCCTTTGTCATCTCTTGTTGAAATTGATACTGATTCTTCGTTTACTGATTTATCACCACATCCGCCTGGCGTAGTTCCTTTACAGCCACATCCACAATCTTCTTTAGATTCTTTGATACCTAATCTTGATTTCATTTCATCTTCACTAATTTCACCGATTTTATAGTATCTTGAAAGAATGTTACCCATATCCTCATACAAACCATTCATCCTTTGGTCTAAACCTCTTGCCTCTTTAGCAACTTTATCAAATTGAGCACCTAATTTACTTAGTTCACCCATATTTCTTTTTACAGTATGTTTATCAAACCAATCATCTGATTCTCTTAAGGCAAGTTCTCTTGCAGCTTCTGTGATTCCACCTAAAGTTTCAGCAACTTGAATGATATCAGATTTTCTATCCATTGATTCTTGATACTTGTTGTAAGTAGAAACGATTTCTAAGAAGTGTTTTTTAACTTCATTAGATAATCCTCTATCTTCTGATTCCTTAAGTATATTGATTAGTTTCATATTGTACTCTCCTTAGAATAATTTTATTAGTTCTTTATCTTTGTATGGGTCTGCATAATACCATTTCTTATCTTTCATATTATATAAATATACAAAATCTGCCCAATTGTCTTTAGTTCTATCTAAATATTTAGCAATATCTTTAAAATCACCTTTTGTTGGTTTCATTTTAGAATCATCATAGTATTCTATATCTTTATCATTATATATTCCTCGTGCACCACCTCTTTTAATAAGTTGAAGAACATCTTTCTCATTCTTCAAATGTTTCTTAATTCCTGGTTTCATGTTTCTTGGATATCCATCATAATGAACATATGTTGATGCAATCTTTCCACTTCTATTAATAATACCAACTTGTGAACGAGTTCCTTCGTTTACAGTTCCTACTGATTTTAAATCTACTATTCCTGCTAATTTTATCATACCAATTCTGTTATTATTTCCCTCATTAAGTTTTGTGCTTTACAATAATCTCCACAGATATCTGCAGTTGCATAATGTTTTGATTCTTTTAAAGGTGTCATAAATGCACCATGTGTTGATGGATTGGATACAAAATCCCAACCAAGTAACTCAAAATCTTCTCCTACTTGAACCTTTCCTTTACCGATAGGTTCTACTGAACCCATACCTCTTGAAGATATTCCTAGAAGGATGTCTGCTTTTAATAATTCTTTTAAGATATTACCAGAAGGTGTAGGAAGTATTTCTACTGTGCCTACTAAATCGTTGCCTTCCCAATGTATCTCTCTAACATTGTGTGATACATTCTTTAAATTTATTACAGAAGAATCTGGATGGTCTAACTCACCTAATGCTCTTCTTTCTTTAATGAGTACTTCATATTTCTTAGCTTCTCTCATTAAGATTTGCTTAGGATATACTCTTTCATTTTGGTTAGGAGCTTCAGCTCTTTGAAGAACTCCTTTAACAAGTGTTCTCCCATCGGCATCTTCGTTTACCTTACCTTCGAATAATCTAGTTTCTATTAATAATTGTCCCATTATGCTCCCCAATTTTTTCTTTTCTTAAATAAATCAAAAAAGATTGCCGATACCTCTTGTCTAATAAGTTTACGAATTTTATCTTCGTCCCTATCAGATAATTCTTCATTAACACCATATTTGATATTAATGATTTCTTGGTCGATAATCTCTAATAATTTAGTTTTGTTCATTATACACCTATCTTACTGAATTTTTCCATAGCCTGTAATGCCTTTAGTGCTCTTTTTCTTGCACTTTCGAATTCTCTCATATATCTACTTTGCATTCCACCTTTTTTTAAATTAAGGGTTTGTGAAAAAACAGATTGAATTGCTTTAACATTTGGGTTTTTTTTCATCTTAGGTGCAGCTTCATCTACATCTGCAGTCTTAGATTGAACATCAGTTACATCGGTTGTATAATTTCCATCTTTATCATATGCTTCTGATTTCTCTCCTTTACCTTTCCAAGATTTTTCTATCTTGTTAAAAAATGCCTTTTTTTCTTCATCGGACATTTGAGGTATTGATTTTCCAGCAGCCTTTAATGCTTTAGCAAAAAACTTCTGATATTCTGATTCTTCTTTTAGAACATCAGCTATGATTTCTTTTAATCTTGATTTTGTTATTTTCATTGGTCTAACTCCTTTATACTATTTGCAATGTTGATTAATCTTTCCTTTACATTATAAATATGACGATGAGTCCTCTTCCAATAATTATTTTTATCAAGCTCATTCATCGTTTTTATTTTATTGTACCAGTTAAAAAATTTCTCAACTTCAGCTAATTGGTATTTTAATTCTTTAAGACCAACTGCTAATTTTTGATTAGGAGAACGAGTTTCATCATTCTTTAACTCTAACCACCTATTAACTGGTCTTTTAACTTTTTTTCCTTCACCTACAACACTATATCCTAATTGTGTTGCAATTTTCTTTCTTCTATCTTTCTTTCCTTTACCTGAAAAAGCAAATGGTGTTTGATAACCATCTACATTTGCAGTTGTTGTTTGTTCTTCTAATTCTTCTTCAACTTCCTTAATTAGTTCGTCAATAAATTTTTTATATTTACTTTCTAACATACTTTAACTCTTTCATTAGTTCATATCCTAACATTAAGGCTGAAACTTGGGAATCAGATACTTTTTTTCTAACTTTGTTTTTCTTTAAAACATTAATAGTTTCCTTCAACTTGATTTTTGTTACTTTATCTTGAGTTTTAGTATATTGTTCATGTAAGGAGGTAACTATACCTTTTAATTTATCATTATAATAATCTTTAAATTTAGAAGTATTATTAATATTGTTGATATATTCTTTTAACAATCCTTTTTGATTTCCATCAAGTGTTGTATATTTTTTGTTAAAGGTCTCAACAAGAATTTTATAAGATAATAATCTTACATCTTTTTCTTGTTTTTGATACTGTTGTATTGCCCTATCTTCAACTAATTTATTTTTGTTTTTAATTGAATCATTAATAATATGCTCTACCAATGTAAATCTAGCATTTAGATTATCTTTAATATCACTATTTTCAACATTTGATGATTCAAATATTTTGTATATAGATGCGTAAGTTTTGTAGTTTGTAAGTGGTGAGTTTAAAAATTCGTTGATATCAAAAGATTCTTGTATCTTTTTAATAAGGTTATATTTTTCTTTTAAAATTTGCTTAGATTTAATTTTAGAATGAGCTTCTAAGACTACATCTATAAATTTTTCTGCTCTAGATTCTGTATTATACTTTTCTTTAAGTAATAAATCGTATAATTTCTTCTCCTTAGAAATTTCAGTGCCTGTTTTAAAGAACTCTTTTATTATACCCTTTGCTACTTCGTCTGTACCATTAAGTATCTCAACTGTTATTTGTCTAACGAGTAGTTCGAACAATATACCAGTGTTCTTAAATTTGCTATGTTTTATTTTTTTCATTTTTTACCCTACAATTTGATATACATACTAAAACTCTTATATAAATATAAAAATATTGAGTTAACCTTAAATTTCTCTGTCAGATAGAAGATTCTCTTCATTTAACATATCGTTTTCTTTCAAAACTTTTCGCTTTGATGAAACACCATTGACAATCTCTTTTGCCTTTTGTGGAGAAACCTTAATACTACTTGTAGCATTTTCTCTGGTCTGTCTCTTTCGAGGTTTAGTACGGTCGTCATCACCTAATGGGTCTCTTCCATATGGATGTTTATCCTTTTTGTAAGTTCCCCCTTCTCTAGGTCTACCACCTTTGTTTTTAATTTCTTGTTTAATTTTTTCTAATGATTCTTCTACATCTTCTACATCATCTTCTTGAGCAGGGTCATTACCCTCATCTTCAATAGAACGATGTCTAAATCTATCTTTTAAATCATCAATTATTTTACCTCTTTGAGTTTCAGCTTCTTGATTGGACATTTTAAATATATTTTCATATAACCAATCTTTAGATAACATATTTAAATCTTTGATATCTGTGGCCAATCTTATCTTCTCACTCCACAAGTTAACTTTTTCTTGTTCGTATATTGTAGATGGGTTTACTAATTGTAATTCGAAGTTTGTCATCTCTTCATCTTGGATACCTTGTGAATATAAATGAACTATTGCAATCTTACTTAATTCAGATACAACTATTCTTTGTATTCTTTCGATTGTTCTTGCAAATCTAACATCTTCTGCTGCTAAAGTTGCTTTACCATTAACATTCTCATCATATCCTAAATATGCTTTTGGTATTTTAAGTGCAGCAAATAATTTGTTCTTTAGGTAATCAATATCATCAATTGATGAGTATTCTAATCCACTAAGATTATCTATCTGTGTTCCACTATCACCACCCCTAACTGGTAGATAAAAATCTTCTGTTAGGTTTTGCATATTATATTTTAAGTTATACTCTCCTGTGTTTCTATCTAGGAAAGGAACTTTTTTCATTTTATTGATAATTCTTTGCATATAGTTATCCACTTCGTTTGGTGGAATATTTCCTATATCAATTTTGAAAACTCTTTTTTCAGGTGCTCTCATAATTCTATGAATTAACATTGCATCTTCCATAAGAGATAATTGTTTCCACAATCTTCTACCATTTTCAACCATCGATTTACCATATGGTAACCAATTGGTATCTGCTAATAATCTAAAGTGAGCAATTTCCCAATTTTCATAATCAACTTTTCCATTTACATCATCTTCTATATGAAATTTTACATAGTTTGGATTATCTGGGTCTGTTCTTTCTAATCTTTCTGTATTATAAACCGAATAAGGTGTAACATTTACGATACCCTTTCCTTCTGCCATTTCTAAACCTAAAAAGAAATCTCCATACTTACACATATTTCTTACCCATGGCCATAGATTAAATTCTATGTTCATAATATCGTAAAATAAGTTATTAAGTATTTCTTGTATATTTTCGTTTGAAGAACGAACTGTTAATATGTTTCCAAATTCATTCTTAAGTGTAGATTCATCTGCGAATATATCAAGAGCCGATGCCATTATCGGGTCATTATCCATTGCATCGTAATCTCTGAATATTTCTCTACGAACTTGTTGGTAAGCCATTGATTGAGCCCCACCCGCCATTTCGTATTGTGTTTTTTGTAATTTGGTATATCTATCTCTTAAAGATGAAAGATTTGTTCTTTGTCTATCATCAGTATCCGCAACTTTTCGTTTACCGTCTTTATCGACACGAACAATCGCCTGTGTTGAAAACAGTCGAGTTAATCTACCAAAAAATGAAGTATCTGCCATTCTATTCTAATTTTAAATTATAACTTTTATTTTACCAAGCTCTACAAGACCAATATCTTGCTTTGTGTCTAGGACCAGGATTATCACAATTGTGTCTTGCCCTAAATGCTTTTCTTCTTGCCGGGTCTGATTTTTTTATTCTCATAGTTTTTTCACCACCCTTACCCTTGTGACCAAAGTTTACCTTTACCACATTACCTTTTGGGTTTTTAACATATACTTTGAATTTTTTACTATCACCTCTTGTTGGTTTACCCAACTTAACTTCTCTACCTTGATATTCTGCTTCGTTCACATCAGGTTTGTAGGTTTTTAAAAATTCAATTATCTCTTTTAAATCTTCTTGGTTTTCACAATCGTATTCTTGTATATCACTAGCGGTTTCTCTGATAGTGCTTACAAAATTCGAATAAAGTGCTTTTGTTATATCTTCCATAGTTTGACTCCTTACTTTATAAATATTAAGTTTTTATATATTAACCAATTAACCATGTCAAATCTTCTTCGTTATCACCTATCTTTTGTTTCCACGGGTTGTTTTCCAGATTATCTGGTAGTGCATTACCTCCATAAACCGCACCATGAGTTGCAGTTCCTATACCACCTAAAGCTTTTTTAGTTAAATCTATTCCTTCTTGTCTTAATCGTAGTGCAGTATCTCTTACCCACAATCCGATTGAAAAACTCATAACTAAATCATCATTATATCCTCTCATAGCCTCTGCCCTATTACCATTCCATATAAATGTAAATAATTCATCAATTAATCTAGTAGAACGAATTGTTACTGATTTATCTCTGAAGTAATCATCTAATTTAGAAATAATAAGTGGTCTTGTTTTAGATGTTGTACTAAATCCTGCAACCATTCCTCGTTCTTCTGCACGATATTTATTTGTCATTTGATTTTCAACATCTACATATTTTAAATCCTTACTCATATAGAATAAGTTTTGATATCCTCTATCAATTACTTGTTGTATTACTGCCCAACCTATGTTTGCGTTTTCAACCACAAGTAATGCGTTATTATATTCAGTTGATAGTCCAACTAAGAAATTTCCAAACTCTTTTGTATCTAATTTACCTTTATATTCTGCTACTTGAGATGCTTCTTCTATATCAATCACATGACATGCCGAATAATCTGTTGAATCTCCACGAGCAACATCCGCAACTACCATATATCCTTTAGCATAGTTTGGATATTCCCATTTCCATAAATTACTATCAAACCCGGTCTTTTCTAATGGTTCTTGACAAAATGATTCTTTATAGAATTGTAAAAGTTGTGGTTCAATTACAGTATCACCAGAAGATACAAAATCACAATCACATTCTTGTGCTGCTCCTTTTGGTCCTAATAATATTTCTTGTTTATCTCTCCAATCTTGGTCTCTTTCAGGATGTACACTCCAATGTAATCTTATTGGATTAAATCCATTAACCTCTTCTTCTGCTTCTACCCAAGTTTTGTGAAAAAAGTTTCCAACACCATTTGGAGTAGAAAGAATAATCGCATTACCACCAGTCGATAAGGTAGATTGTGCAGATATCCATATATCTTCAATGTTATCAATAAATGCTGCCTCATCAAATACTAAAAGGGATAATGCTTCAGAACGACCAGCATCACCACTCGATGATGTTGCCTTAATCTGAGAACCATTTGAATATCTTAAGGATAATTTGTTATCTTCTACTGTTGTTTGTTTTAACCAAGATGGTAGGAAATCATTCATCACTCTAACCTTCGTTACAAGGTTCTTAGCAACCTCTTGTTTGGTTGCTATTACTAATGCATTGAAATCTTGATTAAATAACATTTTCCATAATGCAAAACCAGCGGTTAAAGTGGATATACCTGTTTGACGAGATTTTAAAATTACATTATATCTATTTGCATCAAACTCAGTAAGAGTTTTCTCTTGAAATGGAAATAAATGAAATGGAATTTTACCGCGGACAGGATGTTGAATCATACAATACTTCTTCATAAAGTGTATTGGGTCATTAGCACATTTCTGATACTCTAATTTGATTATATCCTTTAGCGATTGTTTAGCCATTAACTATTTTTTCTTCTTGAATGAAAGTTTCCAATAAATAGAACCTCCAAGATAGGGAGATACATTGTTGTTTACATTTAGTACACCTAAATCTAAACCATATACTTTATCTTTCTTGTCTTTGTATAAAATACCAAACTTTGCACTATTTACAAAATCAGTTTTATTAAAACCAAGACCAAGTCCATAATAAAATTGTCTTTTAGGTAACTCTTTAACAATCTTTGTATCGTAAATTGTTGGAATTTGGAAATTCCACTTTATATCTCTACTTACTATTTGGTTTTGAGATATAGTATCGGTAAGAATACCAAATCCTAGTGTTGAATTAGGTTTAGTTCCTATTGAATCGATTGTAATTGTAGGGTCGAACTCATAAGTAAGGTCTAAAGTATCCTTTACTATGTATTTTGAATAATAATCCTCTACTATTTGTAAAGAATCTACATCAGCTGGAACTTCTACTCTAACTGTTTCTATTTTTGTAATGTATTTTGGTATATATTTTTTTACTTCTACTATTTTATCTACAAAAACAGTATCTACTGTTTGTTTAAGTAGTTCAAAATCCTCACCATCAACATTTACTAATTCTTTTTGTGGTTCATCACCTCCACCACTACATGAACGCATTAGTAATATAACAATTACTAATCCTATTATTAGTATTTCCTTGAAATACTTTGATAATATATTAAAGATAGCTATCATAGTTTTTTTCTTTTAATTTTTTAAAGTGTTCTTCTCTCGCTTCTCTTATCTCTTGTATTTCATCTTTACTTCTATCAACAAACCCTCTCATTTCCTCTTTCATCTCATCTACAGGTCTTGGAAGTACATATGAGTTAACAATTTTTCCTTTTTCATCGATTTCATCGTATTGTTGTTTTAATTCATCAATATCTCCTTCGATTCTATCAATTACCATCTCACCTTCCTTTATTCTTTTAGTATATATTTGATATGCAACGAATGATTCAAGTAAATCGTGTTCTTTTAAATCTAATTCGAATTGTGTCATACAATCTATACAATAACCAAAATCTTTTATTGATTTTTTATTAGTTGGCCCAAAGTTTCCTACATGAGTACACTTTGTGTTGTTACATTCTTCAAGCTTAGATAAATATTGTCTTATTTCTTGAAATGTTTCTGAATTTTTACCTGTTTTAAGAGTGTATCCATCCTTTTTCTCATATTTGTAATGGTCATCTTCCCATTTATCACCAACTTCGTGAGTTTCCTTCTCTTTAGTCCAACCAACTGATGTATTTTTGTTATAATCACCTGTCTGAACCATATCTACCAACTTTCTACGAGTTGGATGCATAAACTTTTTCTTAAATTCTTTACCCATTATTACATATTAGGTTATGTTAGTATATATAAATATATGAAAATAGAGAAACCGAAATTTTAGAAGAAAATTCCGAGTATTTGATTAACTGAAGCAAATGTTCCAGTCAATTTGAAGGTTTTCCCTTTATAATCGAATACGATACCCTCATTTGGAACTATTTTTTTAGTTCCTCCAATAGAATTTAACCTTCCTAACTCTAATTTTAGTTTTTCTATCTTTTTAGGGTCACCTGATTTCTTAACATCTTTAATTGTCTTATCGATTCGTTTCTTTATATCACGAATTGCCTTATCAGGATTAACTGTTAGTGCAGATGAAGTAAATTCTAATACTTCAGCTCCCAATCCTAAGAAGATTTTTTCAAACTTCATTAAATTATCCTTAGATATCTTCTTATGATTATCTTTATCTGTTTTCTTAGCCCATTCTAATGTTTTTTCATCAGTAATGCTCTTTTTATCTAATCTAAACTTCTTATCCATAAACGCCCATCTCTTAACTAACCCCATTTTGGTTTTGTTATCAAGTGATGATGGAGAATTCTTATCAACCCATTGTTCCCACCATGATTGGTGATAGTTTGCAACACCATCAGTATCCTTTAAACTAAATTCTTTCTGTAATTTGGATATCTGTGATGAGTATTTACCTCTTTTTTTAGATAAATCTTGTGATTTTGGTAATTGTACAACAGGTGGGCCTTGAATTGTGTAACTATCTTGTACATCTTTGTTCACTTGTTTAATCATACCTGCCAATATTCTTGCAGATTCTTTATTTTCACCAATTGCACTACCACTATCATCATATTCCATCGTTCCATGAAATACAAGTAATGCTTGTCCATAAGCAATTACATTAACAGATGTTGGGTATATTACTTCAAGATTCATAAAACACGAACCTTGTTTAAATACCTTATCTCTTTGTTTATCCGATAAAGATGAGATTGCTTTAGATAAATCCTTCATAGCAAAATTATAAGCATCACTTAATCCACCTCTTCCTTGAAACTTATCCGATACTCCTTTTATATCTAAAGCATTCTCACCTTTGTTTTTTAAATGTCCTTTATTTCTTGCTGCAACTAATCTCCCATCTTTCCATGAAATTGCTAGTGCCTGTCCATCTGTTTTTTCTCGTGTAAATTCTAATGTACCCTCTAATGCACGATTTACGATATCTTTAAGTTGTCCAAATGTTAAATTGATATCAGTATCAAATGGATGAGACATATGTCCATACGCACCACCTTCTGTAAGTATTCCTTCACCCAATCCACCTCTATCGTGTTTAGAAAATTTACCTAATTTATCAAATGCTCTGAATGATTTAACTTTATTTACTTTCTTTGGGGTCATTACAGATAGTTGTTTATACTTCATATGGTTTTTAACAATATAAAATACATTTGCAGCATTACCACCAACATCTTCTATAAACTTTTTGTATTTCTTTACTAATGAAGCAGATACTTTCTCATGTCCAAAGTGTGTAATGTGTCCTTTCTTTGGATGAATACCAGCAGTTTCATCTTTTCCTATATCATGTAACATTGCAGCAATTGCAATATCAATATCATCATCTTTGATTGAACGATTCACAACCATAATAGTATGTTTAAGAACATTACCCTCTGGATGTTTATCTACTCTCTGTCCAAAGTTCTTTAGATTATAAACTCTCTTTTGTAAATCAGAAGGCATCTTTTTGAATAAGGATTTGAAATCTTTTATTCCTAATTCTTTTAAACCTTCTTTTACTGGTTCATATCCCTTCTTTTTATTATCTTTTTCTTTAGATTGATGTCCACCTTCTTTATCATCATCATCAAAATCAATCGTATCTGGTTCAGCAATAGAACCCATTGGTGCATACATTGAAGTATTATGATGTTTGTTAAAATCTTTTTCTGATTCAGTTGAATCTTTATCGTGTTTAACTGATTTGTATTTATCTGTTACTTTAGTTGGTAACCCTTCTTTTAACTTTGTTATTTTACTTGTTTTTTTCCAAGCTTTTTTACTAAATACCAAATCATCCTTTACCATCATTATCATTAGTGCTCTACCGAACTTTAACTTATCTTTAATGTGAGTAAATTCTGGTTCATTTTTTCTAGCCCATTTGTACCATAATGCAGATAGAGTTAAAAACATCTTTCCACCATTATCTTTATGTTTTAAAAGTTCTCTTTTAAACATTCCTCTATTTTTGTATGCATACTTTTTAAAATCTAAATATACAAACTCATTAGGAGTATCCATAGGAATTGGTCTACCTTCGTTTACAGTATCGTATTGATATTCTTTATTGGAATCTGCAGTCTTTCTATATTCTTTATTTCTTTTATCGAACCTTTTCATATCTTCAGGTCCAGCATATCCAATCATCAATTCATTGGCTTCTTCTTTTTTAGTAAACTTTTCAACTTCTTTTGCTCTTAATGCTGGTAAGAATCTGAATTTTGCTCTTTTAAAAACTCTTTTCTTTTTTCTTAATACATTTCTATGAACAACTTTAGATTGTTGAATAGATAACTCCGATTTTTTTACACCTGGAAATAAATCTTTTAGGAATTCATCATAAACTTGTCTATATGCCATTTTGTATGCAATCTTTTTAAGTTTATCATATCCCTTTCTTCTCATCATTGTTCTTTTCCTTTTTCTTGCAATCTGTCTAGCCTTTCCAGCCATTGCTCTTTTTCTAGCCAGTTTTTGAGAGGGTCTTAATTTTCCACTTTTTTCATCTAACATCCCATTCTTTTCTTGCCAAGAATCAAATGCGTCATAATCATATTCTGCTTTTTGTGAATCCCATCCACAATTGTGACAAAGATATTTTTCATCATCATCAGATTCTAATTCCCATTGATGATTACATTTTGGACAACTTATCTCAGTACCTGCAAGTTCTGAAATAAATCCTTCTTTAACCATTCTAAAGGTAACCACTTTTCTACCATTAATTGTTGGCATTCCATGTTCATCTTTACCGATAGTTTTAACAACTGTTTTTTTGTTTTTAAATCTACCAGTCATAATAGTATCTCCTACTTTAATTGGTAGTACTATATTTTCATTTAAAGATGCTTCAAATTCTTTCTTTACATCCTTAGCTCCTTTTGCATCATCGCCTGATTGTGATTTTTCAGCTTTATTAATACCCAATCCTCTAACTACTTGATATCCAACTAAAGATGCCTTACGAGTTGCGTGTGTAAACCACTTAGAATATGCACCTCTTGAGTAAATATCTACTTGGTTGTTTGGGGTCATTGTTCCGATTACACCAGCTGGGAAGAATGTTACTGCTCCTACTGGTCCATCATCATATACTCTATAATCTGTTTTATCTATTGCCTCTTGACCACCTAATATATCATTAACAACATCGAATCCTATTTGTGCTGCTCTTTGAATTGATATTTTTTTAAATAATGGTGCTGATGGATAAATAATATTTGGTCCATCATCAACATCAAGACCATCTCCTGCTATTTTTGAGATTTCATTTATTGAATCGTAAATCCAATCCTTTTTAACTTCGATAGATTCGTTTAATCTATCTGTAATCATGTTAAAAACTGTTTTGTTGAATTTGCTATATGCTCTTGATTTAAAAAACTTTTCTTTTTGGTCATCTGAACCAACTGATAATCCATTTCTTACTTCAGTACCACTTACTGAATTTCCTTGCATTGGTGCAATGTAAAGATATCCTCTATCTTCATATCCTTCCATTGGATTACCATCCCACTTTTGAAAATAACTACTATTAAATCGTGAGGCATCTTTTTGTCCAACAACAGTTACATAAGCAGTAGTTTTTTTATCATACTTACTTAATATCTCAGTTGGATTGTAATTATTTTTTACTTTTATAATTTTATTAGAAGGTAATGGAAACATTGTAGTCATAATCTTCTTTTTCTCTTTAAAATTAAAAGGAGATTTAGGTTTTTGTACTTTGTTT